GCGGCCTGGCCACGTATGACTTCTACAGCCAGTATGTTGAGCTGGCCGCACGTATGTTTGGCGGCTACATGAACTTTACCTGGAATCCAGTTACCAAGAAATTACAGATTATCCGTGACCCAAAAGGCACTGGCGAGAATGTGTTACTGTGGACATACAATTTAAAACCAGAGTTTAACTTGCTGAGTGACTTTCAAATCAGCCAATGGATACGTGACTACATGGTGGCCAACTGCAAAATGATTATCGGTGAAGCACGTGAGAAATTTGGCACCATTGCCGGTCCGCAGGGCGGCGGAACACTAAACGGTGCCGCAATGAAATCTGAAGCCACAGCGCAAATGGAAGCACTGCTAGTAGATCTCAAGAACTATGTGGATGGTTCACAGCCCCTGAGTTGGGTAATCGGCTAAACATCTGTTGCAAATCATACAGTTGTGTGTTATAATAACACATGGCAGATTTAATGATTGACTTAGAAGGTTTGGGCACCGGCCCTGACACCACAATACTAACCATTGCGGCCCAGAGTTTTGATCCATTAGGCTCCGGATACAATGAGCGCAAATACTATGCTCGTATCACACTAGAGAGCCAAGAAAATAGATCAATTCAACAAGGCACAATTGACTGGTGGGCAACTCAGCCTGCGGCAGCACGTGATGAAGCATTTCACGAACAAGACCGAATTCCGTTAGACCAAGCACTGGATGAGTTGGGCCGGCTGATTTGGCAAAGCAATCGTGTTTGGGCACAAGGTCCCACATATGACATGAACATCCTGGAACATGCTTATAAAAGTTACGGAAAACCAATTCCGTGGCAGTTTTATGCAGTCAGAGATTCAAGAACAGTATTTGCTCTATGGCCAGGACTGCCCAAACCGCCTACAAGTCATCATGCGTTAGAAGACTGCCGTAGACAAATTGAGTTGTTGCAAACCACACTCAAACATTTAAATGTAACGGAATTATCATGATCATTGGCGTATGCGGATTTATTGGATCTGGTAAAGATACTGTTGCAGACTACCTGGTGAATTTCCACGAATACAGGCGTGAAAGTTTTGCCAACAGCCTTAAAGATGCAGTGGCACAGGTGTTTGGCTGGGATCGTACCCTGCTAGAAGGCCGTACAGCGCAGGCTCGTGAATGGAGAGAACAGGTGGACTCTTGGTGGGCCAGACGTTTGAACATGCCAGAACTTACTCCGCGGTTAATGCTTCAGTTATGGGGCACAGAAGTATGCCGTTCTGGATTCCACGACGACATTTGGATTGCCAGTTTAGAAAACAAATTACGTAATAGCCAAGACAATGTTGTGATCAGCGACTGCCGTTTTCCCAACGAAATTAAATCATTGCGAGCTGCCGGTGGTATCATTGTCTGCATCGAGCGAGGTGTTCAACCGCATTGGACTGATATTGCTGCCAAAGCAAATCAGGGCGATGTCAAAGCACAAGACTGGTTAAAGAATGAAGGTATTCATGCCAGCGAAACAGCTTGGGTAGGCAGTGCCTTTGATTTTGTTTTGTACAATAACTCTGACATTGACTCACTGTACACGCAAATACAGACTGTTATAGATCAGGCACCAAATCGCCTGGCTGCCAGGGCAAGTCGGACTTTGTGATCTCAACTGTGCAGTTTAAACACACTGTTTTCAGATTGTTAACACTGGTATTGTGTAAGTTGCCGTCCACGTGATACACTGACGTTTGTGCAGAATATTTTGATTTAAAGCCACATCTATCGCACGTGGCTTTTTTCTTATAGCCAGCGGATTTCCAACGAGCCTGTGGCGGCTTTACTCGACGTTGTTTCTTGACGCAGTGGTCACAGCGTGTTCTATAGTGCGGCACACCATCGCGATAGTAGTTAATGGCACACGATCTTTGATTACAAGCAGGGCATAAAGGTCTTTGCATGGAGTATTTAGCGACAAAAACCTTTGCAAAGGGTTGAATGATCGTGTTTTTTACGCATAGGTGCTAAATATTAAAACTTAGAAAAAGGATTTAACCATGGCATTAGTATCCCCAGGCGTAGAAGTAACGATTATCGACGAAAGTCAATATATCCCTGCTGCTACCAATTCAGTACCATACATTTTAATAGCAACGGCACAGAACAAAACCAGTGCCGCTGGAGTTGGCGTTGCACCAGGAACATTGGCAGCAAATGCTAACCGTGTTTATTTAATGACCAGTCAGCGAGATTTGGCCGCTACGTTTGGCAATCCATTCTTCTACAAGACCACTGCTGGTACTCCAATCAATGGGTACGAACTAAACGAATACGGCTTGTTGGCAGCATACTCTGCACTGGGTGTAAGCAATCGTTGCTATGTTCAGCGTGTTGACATTGATTTAACAGAACTAACAGCATCATTGACACGCCCATTGGGTGCTCCAACCAACAATACCTATTGGTTTGATACTACAAACACTGAATGGGGCATCTTCCAGTGGAATATCACAACTGGTATCTTTACTGTTCAAACTCCTATTGTGATCACCAACACTACACAGTTAGAAACAGGAACTTCAGTTCCACTGCAGACAGTTGGCAGCATTGGTGATTATGCTGTTACTGCAACCAGTACATTTAATCCAGGATACTACAAGCGTGGTGGCCCAACATCCGCACAGACCAGTGCTACTGCACTGTCAGATTTGTACAATACCTGGGTATTGGTTGGTAGTGACGAATGGAAAACTGCCTGGCCAACTGTGTCAGGCACATTGGCTCCAACTACGTTGACTGCCGCACAAACTTTTTCTGTTAATGACGTAACAATCACAGTTCCTGCTGTCCCTAACAACACAGTGGATGGCATTGCTGATGCGATTAATGACGCAGCCATTACTGGAGTATATGCAGCCACAATTGGTGGCAAATTATACATGTATGCTGATTCCACTGCCACCAACGACGGCAGCACGGCCAACACTGGCATTATTTCAATAGCCAACATATCTGGCACTGCGCTGACAACATTGGGCATCACAGCAACCGAGTATTTTGCTCCTACCTATCAAGTAAGTCCAAGTTATACAGTTCCACGTTGGGGTGCGACTCAAACACAGCCAGCACCAACTGGAAGTGTATGGCAAAAAATTACTGATGTGAATCAGGGAGCTCAGTTTGTTGTTAAAAAATACAGTACAATTCTAGGTGCATTTGTTGCACAAACATGTCCAATATATCTTACTGAAAATGAAGAGTTGTATGCAACTGATCCCAGTGGCGGCGGAAAAAATATTCCAGCTGGATCTACATATGCTCATGCAAACATATTAAAAAATAACACATCAAGTTTTACAATATTTGAAAGATATGCCACTGGTGCAACAGAAATCACAGGCAACGATGCTACTCCGGGTCCGTTTGTGTCTGGTAACTCATTTAACATTACAGCCAGCCAACCAGGCACTGCTATTAATACAACTGCTATAGTTACACTAGCAGGAACCACAGTTGAAGATTTCATTGCTGGAGTTAGTGGTGCCAATATTCCATACGTCAGTGCCACAGTCAACAGTGCAGGTGCTGTTGTGTTTACACACGCAGCCGGCGGAACAATAGCATTAATTAATATAACTGGTACACCAGTCACTACCGCTGGGTTTAGCACCAGCGTTCGTGGAGTAAGAAACAACTATGCAAATGGTGTTGCTACTGGGTTAATTTTGAGCAACTGGGTTGGTACACCTACATTCACATACACAGCAAGTGATGCCGCTCCTGATCAAGACCCAGCAGATGGTCGCTTATGGTACTACAGTGCAACTGATCAAGTTGACATCATGATTCAAGACAATGGCACATGGCAAGGTTATCAGAACGTGACAAACGATATTCGTGGTTACGATCTAAGTGCAACCAATGCTACAGGGCCTATTATCAGTGCCACTGCACCAACAACACAGACAGACGAATCAGAATCGCCATTAGTTTTTGGTGATCTATGGGTGGACACAAGTGATTTAGAAAACTATCCAAGACTGTATCGCTGGCAGCCAGTGAATGGAGTTGATCAGTGGGTGGCCATTGACAACACTGACCAAACTACAGAAAATGGTGTGTTATTTGCTGATGCACGTTGGGCACCAAACGGCACTACCGATCCCATTACAGCACCGTTCCCAACTATCACTAGTTTGTTGACCAGTGATTACCTGGACCTAGATGCTCCACAGTCTACACTGTATCCACAAGGTATGTTGTTGTTCAACACACGCCGTTCAGGATTCAATGTCAAGAGTTTCCAAGTAGACTACTTCAATGCTGACACATTCCCAGATGATACACTGCCCGCAGTGACCAATGCTTGGGTAACAGCAAGTGGACTAAAAGCCAATGGTGCTCCATACATGGGCCGCCAAGCACAACGTGCCATGATTGTGGCTGCACTGAAGTCCGGCATTGATACAAACACAGATATTCGCGAAGAACAACGTCAGTTCAACTTGATGGCAACTCCCGCATATCCAGAGTTGATGCCAAACATGATTGCACTCAACAACGAGCGCAACAACACCGGCTTTGTAATTGGTGATACACCGCTACGCTTAGATCCACAAGACATCTTGCTGTGGGCCAGCAACAATAACGGCTTAGGTCTAGACACAGGAGACGGCTTGACAGTGGGCAATCAGTACATGGGGGTATTCTACCCAAGTTGCCAAACAACTGACTTGAGCGGCAGCCCAGTGGTAACAGCACCAAGTCACATGATGATTCGCACAATTATTCGCAGTGACGAAGTATCATTTCCTTGGTTTGCGCCAGCCGGCACCCGTCGTGGCGTAATTGACAATGCTGTACAACTGGGCTATGTCAATGCTACCACAGGTGAGTTTGTATCATTGGGTGTACGTCAAGGTCTGCGTGATGTCTTGTATGAAAACGCTATCAACCCAATCACATTCATTCCGGGTGTTGGTATCACCAACTTTGGTAACAAAACCACCACAAGCCTTACAACCGCTATGGATCGCATCAACGTGTCACGTTTGGTTGCATTCATCCGTGGACGCTTGGACATCATCGGCAAGCAGTTCTTGTTTGAACCAAATGATCAGATCACACGCAATCAGATTAAAAACGCAATTGACGGTCTAATGATTGACCTGGTTGCTAAACGTGGTATCTATGACTATCTAGTGGTGTGCGATGCATCAAACAACACTCCTGCACGTATAGATCGCAACGAATTGTATGTTGATATTGCCATTGAGCCAGTCAAGGCTGTTGAGTTTATCTACATTCCAGTTCGTATCAAGAACACCGGAGAAATTGCTGCCGGAGGCTAATAAAATAGGGACCCGGTCCCTATTTTTAGTCACGTATAGATAACATAAATAACAGTAACAGAGGATAAAAATTATGGCTTCAGCATCGTTAAACAAAATGACAGTACCCTTGGCAAGTGACGCTAGCCAAGGCAGTACAGGCATATTAATGCCAAAATTAAAATATCGCTTCCGAGTGATATTTGAAAATTTTGGTGTGCAAGGTGGTCCGGTTACCGAGATGACCAAACAGGTCATTGACTTTACACGCCCAACAGTGACATTTGAAAACATAGATATTCCAATCTATAACTCCACTCTTAAAATGGCTGGCAAGCACTCATGGGGCGATGTAAGTTGTAACTTGCGTGACGATGCCGGAGCCAATGTACAACAACTGGTTGGATCACAACTGCAGAAACAATTGGACTTCTTTGAAATGGCATCAGCGGCTGCAGGTGCAGATTACAAGTTCACAACCAAGTTTGAAGTACTTGACGGTGGCAATGGTGCTGTTGCTCCGACTGTGCTTGAATCATGGGAATTGTATGGCTGCTACTTGAAAGAAGTAAACTATGGTGATGCCAATTACGCAACCAGTGAAGCAATGACCATTGCACTGAGTATTACCTTTGACAATGCCAACCAGGTTGTTGGTGGTGGTGTTGGCGAAACAGGCACTATCCTTGGTACTACACTAGGCACAGTAACCGGCTTAGGTGGCACGCAAGGCGCCTAAGTAGTCTAATGAGTTTTGGACAAAACTTTCTAAAAGGTTTTATTGGCGACAACGGGTTAAGAGATTATACCCATGCCAGTAAAACCTTTCGTACAAATGGATACGAACTTGCACCACGACTCAAGTTTAACTTCCACACATTCTTCAATTTAAATTCTGGTGCAATCCCATTCTTGCAAGCCATGGTTGGCAACGGCGATGCTGCCAGCATTGGCCTGTCAGTTAAAACCATTGACTTGCCCAGTTATCAAATCTCAGTTGACACAATGAATCAGTACAATCGCAAGCGATTGGTACAAAGTAAAATTGAATATCAACCTGTTACCATAACATTCAATGATGACGGCGGCGATTTAATTCGCAATTTATGGTACAACTACTTCAGTTACTACTACAAAGATCCTGTACAACAGTATGAAGGTGTGCCAAACACCAACGGAACTTCGGGCAATCTACAAACCACGCCCACTGGCTTTGGCTACAACACACGCGACACCTACAGCAACGATAGATTTGTAAATGACTGGGGCTATGTGGGTGAAAGTTATACCGATGGAACATTTGCTCCAGAAGGTAAGCCACCTTTCTTTCGCGACATCAAAATTTACGGACTTAATCAACACAAGTTTGCTGCCTATGTACTGGTAAATCCAATGATCACAGATTGGAAACACGACACCTATGACTACAGTCAAGGCGGCGGCATTATGACACACACTGTGACAATACGATATGAAACTGTAAAATACTATTCTGGTGCTATTGGTGCTGTGCGTCCCGATACCAATGTGGTTGGGTTTGCTGATCCCAATCGTTACGATCAAATTCGCAGTTCAATCTCTCGTCCGGGCAGTCAGTCAACTGTGCTGGGACAAGGCGGATTACTGGATGCAGGCGTGGGCATCTACGAAGATTTGACTGCACTGATGTCTGGTCGTGGCAGTCTTGCCAATGTGATTGGTGGTGTACAAAAAGCACTGAATGTAAATCAAACACTGAAGAAAACACCACTCAGCAATATCATACGCAATGATGCTGCCGCTGTCAAACAAGATGTGTTGCGCAACAGTTTACCGGGCGCAATGCGCAACGCGGCAAACTCTGCCAACAGTATGTTATTTCCTAAACAACCGCCTCCTAGAACATGAACTCAGTTAATAATACCAACTACAATATAGATCTCACTGTGAGAGTGTTTGATGAATTTTACGGATATGAGCAGTTTGTTGACAGCAATGAATGGGATGCAGTGTTTAGTTACTTCAAGTCAATATATACCACTGCGTCAGCCGCTGCCAACTTTGCCACTGCACTGTTTAGAGTTGCCAATGAACAAAGCATACCTGCGTTATCATTGTTACAGCAGATGCAAACAACTGCCAACACTGCAGAACTAAACTTGACTCTGGCCTACTATCTTAACAATCAACGTAGCAACAGCACTTTGCTTGGCGTGTCACAACCGGTGCAGCCAAACTACTATGCGGCACGAAATGTCCGGGCATGAGCAAGTTTGCGCAAGGACCCTACACTGTAAAAAATCCTGCCAAATATGTGGGCAAAGGTGTGCCACGTTATAGGTCCGGGTGGGAGTTGAGTTTTATGCGATTCCTGGACAACAACGACAATGTGATGCAGTGGGCCAGTGAAAGTATACAGATCCCTTATCGCAATCCTGTTACAGGAAAACAAAGCATATATGTGCCGGACTTTTTGATCACTTACAGAACACGCCAAAACACCTTGATTGCAGAAGTGATCGAAATCAAACCTAAAAAACAAAGCATCATTGAAAGTAAAATGAACAACAGAGACCGTATGGTAGTGGCCATCAACTACGCCAAATGGGATTCTGCAACCAAGTGGTGCAATCGCAACGGCTTAAAATTCCGTGTAATCACAGAAGAAGACATGTTCCGTAACGGCGGAAAATAAGCTGTACTATACCGCAAAAGCGGTAAATATGGTATGACTAAAAAATTAGAAGACCTCTTCGACTTACCGTCTAGCACCGCCGATACAGACGAAACTGTGCCGGATATTGCCACCACACAATATGCCATAACTGAAATTGACAATGCCATTGACAAGATTGATGCTGCCTTGCCCGGTGTGCGTGATCTAGAAGCCAGTGATGGCGACATGGATGAGCTGGCACAAAAAGCCACAGAAACATTTGATGACCTAATGGACCTTGGTATGCAGGTGGACAGCCGCTATGCCAGTGAAATCTTTGCAGTGGCAGGTGCCATGCTGGGGCATGCACTCACTGCCAAAACAGCCAAGATGAACAAGAAACTCAAAATGATTCAGTTGCAGTTGCAAAAAGCCCGACTGGATCTGGACCGGGAAAAACGTGCGGGCGATAATGAAGAAGAATCTGTGGAAACTGCCGAAGGGCAAGTGCTGAGTCGCAACGATTTATTGGATCGACTTATTGGCACAAGAGACCAAAAGAATAAACAAGCATAAATATCATATAGGGATCGATTATGAAACATTTTAAAGAATACTTGTCAGAAAACGAAAGAGTATACAACTACCGCATTAAAATCGTGGGTGATACTCCCAAAGATTTAGTTCGGGCACTGGAAGAAAAACTTCGTCAATTTGACGTGGTTAAAATCACCACGCCAAAGACTTCACCAGTTCAGGCCCGGCCAGCAGACTTTCCTGCGTTCGATAACCACAGTGTGACACACATGGATGTTGAATTCCGATATCCTGCAATTGAGCCACAGATACAGCAGATTGCACAAATGATGGGCATTGATCCTAATCGTGTGCGCATGTTGACTGTGCCGTATGAAGACAGCAATGACAAGTTGACTGCAGACGTTGAAAAACAAAACAAAGATCTATTGGATTCTCCATATCCTGCACCGGATGCAGATCAGAAAGCCTTGTACAAAGACTACTCTGCTCCGTATGATCAACATGCAGTGCTGAAAAATACCTATCGCAGTGACTTCACAGTGGCCGGCGGTCGGACACCTCCAGCAGTGACCACAAACAGTTTACCCATGGGTGACAAGAGTCCAATGACCAACGTCAAACGCCCACCCAAGCCAGCCACCGGCTACAACCCTAAAGGATAATAAAATGAGTTTTTTCCACAACCTAAACAAAACACTAGACGGCATCGCCGCCCGACCCGAAGCCGCACCGTTAAACGAACGTGACATGAGTCGTGCTGCCAAAGGCTACGAAAAGTACGGCAAAGAAGGTATGCAGGCCCTGGCCAAAGCCGGACGTGAAGGCAAGTCATTGGATCCTGTTCGCAACCGGTATGACAAGTATGACAACAAAGAAGTAGACGAAGGCTTTGGTGATACAATGGCAACTGCTGGCGCTAAGTTAAAAGGCTTAAAAGCAAACATTACTAAAAATCCAGCAGACCGCCAATCAGCGATTGATGCGCACAAAGGAATAATGAATAAAGAAGTTAAAAAACAGCAAGAATTTTATGGAAGAGACCCGATGTATCCAGAAAGAGGTCAACGATATGCCAACGCACAACAAAGTGCCGCTATGCATAAAATTGATTTAGATGGTGGAATGGAAGAAGGTCTGAGCGATGTGGTTAAGAAAGTTGGCGGCATGGCTAAAAAAGCCGGCAGTGCAGTACTAAACAAAGTTGGCCACGGCAGCGATGTAGACATGATTCGTGACTTGCAACGCAAAATGGACATGCCACAAACTGGCAAGAAGCCAGAACAAAAAACAGACGAAGCGGCCAAATGGCGCGATGCCAAGTACAAAGACAAACTGTACACACAAGAACCTCCTGACTATGAAAACGATGATTACAGCATGGATGACTACTACAACGGTCCAAAACCAGATGACTATCCTGGCTCAAAAAATCTAAAAGGTGGTGGCGAATTTGATCATAATGATCCTTTACAAAAAGGACAAGGCATTGGACGCAGTGGAATTAAAAATAATATCAACCTTTCTGGTAAACGAAAAGGCATGCCAAGTAGAGACCAAATTACTAGTTTAAAAGGCAGTATCAAAGACGCACATGGTACACACGCAGAACCTAATTTGCCTGAAGCCGGTGCTCCAATGACTGCCAAGCAAAAATCATTTGCCGCACTTGCTGAACCCAAAGACAAAATTACTTTTGCCGACAAGATTGCTGGCGCCAAGAAAGAAGTTGACGAAATGTTAGGTGATGTTGCTGCCGAAGCCATGCGTAATGCACTGGGCGGCCGCCAACAAGTGGCTGACGAAGGCAATGCGTTTACCGGCAAACTCAAAGCCACTCCCAAAGGCGGCAAATTTAAAATGGGCAACCAAGAATACACAGACACCAGCAGTGTTGACGAAGATGATGATAAAAATCCGTTTACCAACTACAAAAAGCCTCGCCAAGACACACCACGCACAGGCGAAGTCACACACGGTGCCAAGCATGACACAGAGTGGACAGCAACAGGCCGTCGAGTAACACGTCGTGTTGATCCACAAGGCAACTCAGTTGGTAGTGAAACTGATGCTGAAGGCAACACCATTGACAAGCGTGGTCGTGGCCGTCCAAAGGGTCCAGCAAAAGGACCCGAACGCACCACTGCCAAAGCCTACAAGCACAAAGGCGAACGCAAAGTCAAAGAAGGCGACATGGAAGAAGGCGCTGACCAAGGACAGGCACAACAAATTTATAACGACCTTGCTGATATTCGAGCAATAGCAAAGCAAGCACAGCGTGGCGGCGAATTCCCACAAGGGTATGCCAGTCGTTTAGAATCTGTTCTGTATGCGGCAATGACATTGATTAAAAATCAACAGTCGGGCGACGCACAAGTTAGAGAAGCAGAGTCTACAGATAAAAAAGACAACCGCGCAGAACGAGCCGGCAAGCGAGTGGCCAAAGACATCGAGTATGATGAAAAGAAAAAAGATGGTATCCATGGCAAGAAGCGTGGTGCCGAAGATGATAAAGCCGAAAAAGCCGGTAAAAAAGTAGCCAAAGACATTGAGTACGATGACAAGAAAGACGAAGTCAAAGAAGACGAGCCTAAGAAATCCAATAGCAAGTTCAAGTTTGGTGGCAGTGTTTACGAAACACTGGATGCACAACTAGAAACTCTGATCACAGAAGGCATGAGTGTTACTGTGAACATGAGTCAAGATGATGAACACGGTGAAGGTCGTAAAAACATCACAGTAAATGCTGATGGTGAAGATGCTGAACGCCTGGCAGAATTGTTACAGATGGCCGGCATCAGTCAACAATCCAGTGGCGACGTGATTGACGAAAACGATCCCAACTGGCCCAGCAACACAGAAACAAGTGACAATGCACTGCAATACTCTGGTGGATTAAATGGTCCCAAGAGTACAGGTCAAACAACTATTCCTGTGCTGGCCAGTCAACTGCGTAGACAAGTTAGCATGGAAGAAAGTGCAAAAGTTGAACAGAACTTGTTGAACTTATACCGAACATTTGGAAAGTAAACTATGGCTATTCAAGTAATCAACGCCGCAGGCAACATTGTGTGGACCACAGACAAAGCATCTATTGCTGCCACCAGTACTGATGTCACATACCAAGTGTTTGCCACAGCACTGGGCTCAGCATCTGCTGTTGGTAACTTGTATGCCAACGTGGTTTCTGTGCCATCAGGCACTGTACAAGAAATTTATGTTGGCGCAGGCAATCGTCTTATACTTGCTGGTGCCAATGTAACTGCTACAGCCCTGGGCACAGCAACATCTGCACAGTCAAGTGTTTACAACGCCGCAGGCGCATAAACATGAGAGCTCATGAGTTTCTCATTGAGAAACAAACCGGCAAGATTGGTCAACGAAGAAGTCGAGCCACTGTTGGACTCAACAAGTTTAGAGACGTAGATCTAGCCGATAGAGTGTATGAACTCAATCGAGTCATGATGGCTGCCGCGTGTACGGATGGCACGTTTGTTCCAAAAATAGATCATGAATCCTGGGCAGGACGCTACAATGTGGCCATGCCCTACACTGATGTTGAACAAGACATGATAGAAAAAGCATTCCAAGCTGTGGGGTCAGAACACCAAGACCTTAATCACGGAGACCTGCGCAGTCAAGAGTTAACGTCAACCAACAAACAAAGTCCTGTGCAAGGATTCAAGGGGTATCCACGATGAGAGCCCGCGAATTTATCGCAGAGCAACGTGAACTTCCGCCGGAAACCAAAGAACCTTTGCGTTACACCTACACTTTGCCCGGTCTAAGTTCTTCGGACCCGTACAAAACATATCGAGTAGGCGTGGCTCTTGCACGAGCACGTAGTGACTCCATAAAAGATAATCTAAATCCATTCATGCCCGAGTGGTCAGCTGAAACAACATTTGGTGAACATGCAGTTGTGGCCGGTATGAACGCCGGCATAGCACAAGTTATTGATCAAGCATTGGCAATGACCAACACGCTAGGCGGCAAAAAACTAATATCTACACCCAAGAGCGACGAGCCTGCGTTTGTAGTGACACAAAGCCCGGTAAAAGCATTCAAAGGATATCCACGATAAATGGCCAATCCACCACCACCATACGATGACATTACTGGCATTAGCCGTGCTGTAATGAAAGACAACGCACAAGTAACAATAGAAAACTACAACGGCAATGCCAGACCCGGCGAACTGGTGGTTGATCAAAGCACTGACCAAGTGTTTATTGGCAACAGCTCAGGTGCGCTAACACAAATTGCTGCCGGAATTACCGACGGTGGCAGTGCAGGACTTCCTGCAGGATTTTTGCAATTGGCCTACAATCCCACCACTGGCGAAATTGTGTATTACACCTAATCGATATCTATATGAAACAACTACTCCTACTCTTACTTGTTGTGCCTTGTCTAGTACTAGCACAGCCCAAACAAAAGCCCGGCGTTGTATATGACGCTGTGATCACTAGAGTGATTGACGGCGATACTGTGGGCATTGCTGCCACTTGGTTACCAGCACCACTGAAACCAGAACTCAGTGTTCGTGTGTACGGTGTGGACACTCCTGAAAAAGGCTTCAGAGCACAATGCCCCAGTGAAGCACAAAGAGGCGAAGCAGCCTCGGCATTTACCAAACAACTGATTGCCAACAGTCAAAAACGACAGATTGTGCTGATGGACTGGGACAAGTACGGTGGCCGTGTGCTGGGTGATGTCATACTCAACGGTGTTAGTCTACGTCAACAGCTAATTGCCAATGGATTTGCACGTGAATATTACGGTGAGGCCAAAACAAGTTGGTGCCAATGATCCGCCTGTAAATACAGGATGACGAATTTCTACTGTGCCGCACCCTGGCGTGGCCTACATATAAACCCACGTGGCGATGTTAAAACCTGTTGTGCAGGTGATCCCAACATGCTGGGTAACCTAAACACCAACAACATCATTGAAATCCTCAACGGAGATCTGCTACAGGAAATACGCAGTACTATTGCACAAGGTAAGCCACACAAATACTGTTCCAACTGTGTGCAAGCAGAACGCCTTGGTGGCCGGTCTGAACGTGATTGGCACAACAGCGTAAATCCCAACTTTGATTATGCCACCGCAGGCTCACAATATCACTATCCTGTTATTATAGACATACGCTGGAACACCACCTGCAATCTAAGTTGTAACTACTGCATGGAATATTGCAGTTCTAAGTGGGCCAGCCTTAAAGGCATTCCTTTTAAATCGGGATCGCGTCCTTACTATGAACAAGTATGCGACTTCATTGAACAACATCAAGAACACATACACGAAGTGGCCTTGGTTGGTGGCGAGCCGTTGCTGTTGCCGGAAAATGAACGACTGCTTGATGTTATTCCACAGGATGCTATTGTGACACTGATCACCAACATGAGTGTAGACTTAGATAAAAACAAAATCTTTAAGAAACTAAGTCAACGGAACCGAGTTGGGTGGAGCATGAGTTTTGATAACATTGGCGATCGATTTGAATATGTGCGTCATGGTGGTGAATGGGCGTTGCTAAAACACAACTTGTCCGCAGTCAAAAAACTAATTGCTAACTCTGGACACTGGGGCGGCATCCATGCGGTATACAACATCTACAATGCCACACGCATCTGTGAACTGCGAGAATTTGCCGAAGAAGCAGGAGTAACTGTGCTGTGGCAGAACTTGTTCCAACCTGACTACCTTGATCCGTTCTTGCACGGCCCAGGTGTTGCCAAATTAGCCGCCGCAGAGATTGAACAGTTTTACGCCACAGGATTAGCAACACCTGTTGAGAGATCTTTTTTTGACAATGCATTAAACACCTATCACAGTGTGACACAAGACCAACCTGCTATTTTGCAAAAATTTAGACAACACATTGCAGAAATTGAAACACAATACCATCCTGACAAACTAGGAGAATTTGTGAAATTATGGCCGGAGTTGACCAATGTTTGAGCATGCACCTTGTCATGTACAGCAACAGCATGCCGGCAAAACACTGCTGTGGTGCAGTATTGACAGTGAACAAGAATACAATAAAAATTTAAAAAATACTCGGCAGCGAGAGTTGTTGGCTCAGAACGGCTGGATTGACCACAAGATAGAATATCGATACAATGCTCAAGGATTCAGGTCCAGAGAAATTGATCTAGCACAGCCAGGATTTGCTGTGTTTGGGTGTAGTTTTACTCAAGGACTCGGACTTCCAGTGGATGAGCTATACCATGAAAGAATTTCAAAAGATCTCTCACTTCCAGTTGATAATTTTGGTGTGTTTGGCGTATCCAATGGACTAGCATTCAGACTGGCTCACTATTGGTTGCCTATAATCAAACCAAGATTTGTAATTTTACAAACAACTTTTAGAGAACGATTTGAAATAATAAATCAACACAATGTCAGTACTGTGATGTCTCCGGCCTTTCCTCAAGTAGCTACAGTGCAGGAAGTTTTTCGCGATTGGTGGTTTACTGACGCTAACAGCATTGCTGACAAACAACGCAATGAACTGGCCATACAACAAGTGTGCCACCAGCATGGTATTCCTGTACTGGTGATTGACGTTGAAGATTTTAGAAATCCTGTGTTGGGGTTATCAAGAGATTTAACTCACCCAGGCCCTCCTAGTCATCATCGAGTACATGCGAAAATAATTGATCACTTGAGAAGTATAAAGGATATACATGGCTAAAAGTTTAGAAGGCGTATTGATCAAAGCGCCGCACCGGCGGCAAGCATTCTCGGAAGCAGAAATAACAGAGTTTATGGACTGTGCAGACTCTGTCACAGGTCCAGCATACTTCCTAGATCATTTCTTTTATATACAGCATCCTACACAAGGCAAAATGTTGTATCATCCATTTGAGTATCAAGAACGATTGATCAATGTGTATCATAATTATCGCTTCAGTATCTCTATGATGCCTCGACAAACCGGCAAGTCCACAAGTGCTGCCGGATACTTGCTATGGTATGCAATGTTTGTGCCAGACTCAACAATTCTTATTGCCGCACACAAGTACACAGGTGCCCAAGAGATCATGCAACGCATACGCTTTGCTTACGAACTATGCCCAGATCACATACGTGCAGGTGTTACTAGTTACAACAAAGGCTCAATAGACTTTGAAAACGGAAGCCGTATCATATCAGCCACAACCACAGAAACAACTGGTCGTGGTATGAGTATATCACTCTTATACGCAGACGAGTTTGCGTTTGTTCGGCCCACTATTGCCAAAGAGTTTTGGACCAGTATTAGCCCCACACTAGCAACTGGTGGTAAGGCAATTATTACATCAACACCAAACTCAGACGAAGATCAATTTGCTCTGTTATGGAAAAGCGCCAACAAGTGCGAAGATGAATATGGCAATCCAACACCCCTAGGTATCAATGGATTCAAGGCATTCCGTAGTTTCTGGCAAGAGCATCCAGACCGTGATGAAGCCTGGGGCGCCAGTATGGAAGCACAGTTGGGAACAGATCGTTTCCGTCGAGAAATTGGCTGTGAGTTTATTATCAACGATGAAACACTGATTGCACCGGCTATCTTGGTTGAGTTAAAAGGTCAACAAGATCCCCTGTATAGAACAGGGCAAGTGCGTTGGTATAAACGGCCCGAGGCTGGCAAACTGTATGTTGTAGCCCTGGACCCAAGTTTGGGCACAGGCGGCGATCCTGCTGCCATACAGGTGTTTGAAGCCAATACTACCATACAAGTGGCTGAATGGCGCCATAATAAAACAACTATTCCAGCACAGATACGTATCTTATCTGACGTGTGTAAACACATCAACGAAACTGTTAAAGATCCCAAGAGCATTTACTACTCAGTAGAAAACAACACCATTGGCGAAGCCGCACTGATCTCTATTGCAGAGTTTGGCGAAGAAAACATTGAAGGCTATTTCTTAAGTGACAACTCTGTGGCCGGAGGCGCACGTAGAATCCGCAAGGGATTTAACACCACAAACAAGAGCAAGTTATCAGCCTGTAGCAAGTTAAAGATCTTGGTAGAATCCAAAAAGATGTCGATCAACAGTGCTCCGCTGGTATCAGAACTCAAAACGTTTGTGGCACACGGAACAAGTTATGCTGCCAAACCCGGTGAAACAGACGACTTGGTCATGGGCACACTGTTGGCCATACGCATGATGCAGTTGTTACAGAACTATCACACAGAAATGGACTCGCAAATGCGTGATTTTGGCGATACAATGATAGAGCCTATGCCGTTTTTTGCCACATTACGTTAAAGCTAAATTGGATAAATAGAACACTATGGCACAGAATACTCCCGGACAACAACTTTTTGACCTATTGGTCACACGCGGCTTTGACCCAGAAATACTAGACAGCACTGGCAAGCCTGCACCCACAGCAGAAGATGCTGAGATTTACAGTTTTGAATTTGTCAGTGCAGGCGGCACCAACTACGGCACAGTGGTTGTGATGCTGGGAGATGATAAACAACTGGAATTATTCAGCGGTGACAATGTGGGCCGCGGCATGGACAGTGAAGACAAAACCGAATGGTATGAGTTCCAGCATCAACTTAAAAACTTTGCCACAAAGAATTTTATGACTTTTGGCAGTCAAAATATCAACAGACTCAAGTACAGCATGCAAGGTCAGGCCGCACTCAAAGAAGGCCTGTTTGAATCGTGGAACGGCACAAAGAATGTGAGTTGGAACGGTGGTCCGGATTCTGTGCGCTTAATGATACGTCACAAGCGTCCAATGGGCGTGAATGAAGCACGGTTCCGTCAAGTTGAAAGTTTATTTTTAGAAACAGCCGAAGGCGAGCGTTACAAGTTACCATTCCGCAACCTAGCAGGTGGCCGCGCCATGGTAGAGCATGTGCGTCAAGGTGGCAGACCCTATGACATGCGGGGACAGCACATTGCCAACATAGTGGAAGAACTCAATGTGCTGAGCCGTTTCCGCAGAGCCAGTCATGGCCGTGTGTTTGAAGGCGACACTGCCAACCTGGTGAATGAAACCAATGTGTACCATGCCACAATGAGCCGGACTCTTAAAGGCCTGGCTTCAAGTCGTGGATACAACAGCTACTTTGAAAGTTGGAATCCTGCCGACATAACCGAGCAAGATGTAATCATCGAAGACATTAAAACACTATTTGTTCAAGAAACAATTGATTCGCGAATTGAACAGGCCTTGCCTATCTTGGCCCGTATACAACAACAAGGAACTGCAATGAAAGAAGCAAACATATTTGAAGCCTGGGCCGAAAACCTATTAGAAGGCACCTGGGCAACACCCAACACCCCAGAACAACAGCAAGAACTTATTGCATTGCTGTCACAAGAGTTGCCAGTTGGTGCAGATGCAACCAATGCAACAGAACAGTTGTACAGTTTAGTTGGTGATGATATTCTGTTCGATCAACTGCAAGATTTAGCTGAACAAGATCCCGATGCTGATTGCCGCAACCTGGTTATTGCACGTATCAAAGACATGTCCAACAAAGGATTTGAAGATTTTGAGCCGGTGCTAGACGCACTCAAATCAGAACAGTTAGCCCCGCCAACAGTTGCGCCCGAAGCACCTGCTGTGCCGGCAGAAGCACCAGCCGAAGTTCCGCCCCCTCCTGTAGCTGAACAAGATGATGAAGAATATTCAGTTGATGGCGGAATGAACAACGAGTTGTTACAAGATGGCATGCTTGGCTCAATAGTAGGTGGCATTGGTGGTGCCGCACTGACAAAGAGTCCAGGTGGTGCAATGACTGGTGCCAAACTAGGCAGCGCCGCACAAGATGCATTTGGCGAAGAAGAAACAGATGGATCATGCAACTACACTGCCGAAGGCGAACACTGCCCAGAACACGGCCTAATGGAATGCGGCAGCATGTACGAAGGCGAGCAGGATACAATATCTCGTTTGCAAGAACTATCAGGAATGAATAATTCCAAGCCTGACATGGCAGAAGGCATGGAAGACAGTCCAGTGGCCAGTGCTATCACACGTAGAATTTTAATGCAACGTTCGGATTTGTTGAGCAAGTACGGTCCAGAAAAAGTAACAGCCGCCATTGACGAAGTTGCAGACTTTGTAGGTGATGTAGAAGAAATTGGATCTAGTGACGTAAGTGGATGGATCAAGCAGATCGAACAAATGTTAGGCAATATGGCAGAAGAAGTTGCAGTGACAACCGGCAACCCACCTCTGGGAGAAACCACAACGTTACAAGGCCAATACGGACACTCTGGTAAACTTCAAAAGTTCGATGACGTAGAAGAAGATGTGCTACACCGGTTGCGAGAACTGTCCGGGATGATTAGATCATAAAATAGTCATTAGAACAAATGCGTCATAAATATCATTGACGCTGACAACAAAAGCGTGTACACTACAACAGTGACACGCTTTTTTCATTAGCATCACAGGCAACTTAGAAAACATTTTATAACACTAGAAAGGCAACTTAAAATGGCATCATTAGCAGACATCCGAGCACGTCTCGCAGCCTCAGAAGGCAACAACAAAGGTGGAGCATCCACTGGTGGCGATAACGCAATTTACGCACACTGGAACATGGAAGAAGGCGCATCCACTACACTACGATTCCTCCCAGACGGCAACACAAAAAACACATTCTTTTGGCAAGAACGAGCAATGATTCGTTTGCCATTCAATGGCATCAAAGGAGAGATGGAATCAAAACAGGTTTACGTACAGGTTCCTTGTATGGAAATGTGGCAAGAAACTTGCCCAATCCTGACAGAAGTACGCACATGGTTCAAAGACAAAAGTCTGGAAGACATGGGTCGCAAGTACTGGAAAAAACGCAGTTACATTTTCCAAGGCTTTGTTCGCGAGAACCCCTTGGCAGATGACAAGACTCCTGACAATCCCATCCGTAGATTCATCATTGGTCCTCAGTTGTTCACCATCATTAAAGGTGCGCTGATGGATCCAGAACTGGAAGAAACTCCAACAGACACCTTGCGTGGTCTGGACTTCCGCATCACAAAAACGCAAAAAGGCGGCTTTGCTGACTACAACACCTCAAAGTGGGCACGTAAAGAGTCTGCACTGTCAGAAGTGGAACAGGCAGCAGTGGATGCACACGGCTTGTTTGACTTGAGCACATTCTTGCCCAAGAAGCCAGACGAAGCGGCTGTGAAAGTCATGAAAGAAATGTTTGAAGCATCAGTAGATGGTCAAGCATATGACACAGAGCGGTGGAGTTCTTACTTCCGACCCGCAGGTGTGTCTG